TCTAGGCGGCTCCGATGCTTAGATATTACCACATTCCGAATCAGAGTCAAGCATCTTGTGATCACGAAATGTTACAGAGTGTAATTAGAGGTTTATTAATTTTTTTAACTTTATAACCACGATATTCGCGACCATTGGTCAAATTTCCAACAGGAATATTGTGTTTAATAGAAAATTTTGTTAAACATGTGGTCAAGAATATTTGGCCATTTGGATCAGTTACTTCAAAATGATATTTGGCTGGAAATATATTTTTTCCATGCTTTTTAGGTCTAGGTGGATTATAAAAAGGATTTTCTGTATATTTAGAAGGATTGACTCTAAGCAGTCCGGCTGGATAAAAAGATTTAGACACAAAGTTAATCCTTATGTTAGAACAAAAAACTTTCTATTGTCTTTCTTGAGATAGACAGTAGAAATCTTATCACAAGTAATTTTAGATTGCAAGCCCACAACTTCGGCAACCCTAGGGGTGGCAGCATAACCAAGAAATTCGATTCCTTTCTTGGTTTTTGCAATCACAGGAACACATTCATTATGGTTCCAAAACTTATCAAGAATATTTTCAATATCTTTAATTTGATTGTTCTGCATTTTTAATCACTTCTAAATCAATAGGAGGCCAATACTCATATTGGTTCCAATAAAGAAGATTAACAATATTATCAGGCAAATAACCGCCCGGTCCACGCTTTACCTTATATTGTGTTATACCCTTTGACTTAAGATACGAACCAGCCAAACGACCAGTTTCATAATCAATTGCATCGAATTTATAAGGATATTCATAAAATGAATTGCCTTCAATGGCGTCCTTAATACCATTCTTTACACACTGTTTATTGATATATTGCGGAAAAGGAAGAATTGTAACAACAGTTTCATTACCTTCCTGATCAACCCACTTTGCGGTTTCAGGCTCTTTCCTAGGACGACCACGCTTCTTAGGAGCAGGGTTAGACATGAATCAATCTCCGTTGTTGATAAAGAAACACTAGACCATTTCTGGTCTAGTGTCAACCATCATTCTTCATCAAGAGCAGAATATTTATCCTTGCGCTTCTTATCGCGCTTCTCTTGCTTAATCTTTTCAAAATTCTTTTGACTCTTTCTGTCATAAGAATAATACTTTTCATCTTCATAATAAGATGAATCACGTTTATTAAATCGAAAAGATTTACCCATTGATATTAACCTCGAAAGTAAAATTAGAATTGTATTTAAATTGATATGTCTTGTTAGGTTCTGCTATAAATGCAGCCATCCCAACCTTTCCATCAGTATTTTTAAAAAAATAAAGGCGATCATTACGCCATGATGCGCTAAATATTTCCTGTTTATTAAATGTTTTCTCAACTATCATTATTCTATCCTAAACGATATGGGCTAGGGTATATCACAACCCTAGCCCATTGTCAACTATTAGGCCGCAACTTCCTGATTTTCGGCAGGGACAGCGGGGGCAGCAAAGGTAAACACCTTGCGGCGAGAACCCTCAACCTTAGTCACAGTCTTAACAAGCTTGTCATGCTTGGCAATGTTATGCATTGCGACACCAACAATGTTGTTAAGAGCAAGCTTATCCTTATCAGGGAAAGCGGCGATCAGAGCGTTAAGAGCATCCTCGCGAGTGAAAGGCTTACCAGACACCATCAGATCGCGAACAATGCCGGTTGCCTTACCATGATCGGGCTTCTTATTAGCCTTGGCAAGGAAAGACTTGGCAATGCGATTGCCGTTTTCATCAACCATGGCAGGGCGACCACGCTTGCGAACGATGGGATTACCATCAGCGTCAAGGGCAGGAGCCTTAGCAGCCTTGGAACCAGTCGCCTTAATCACGGCGACACCATCCTTAACCTTAAAGGTCTTAATGACCTTATCACCGTCGCGCATTTCAATCTTTTCAGCCTTGGGAGCGCGGGCGACGACCTTAGCAAGATCATCAACAAGATTATCAGGAGTAGTAACCGTGCGAGTAGCGCGGGAAACAACATTACCAGAAACGATTGCAAAAAGCTTAGACATAATTTAGTTCTCCATTTGGTTTGTGTTCAGCGTCGGACACCATGTCGCTTGCTGATGATCCTTATATAAGCCATGTCTGAATCGGAGTCAACACCTTTTTTCAGTCTGGCCTACATTTTTATGATGCACTGCACTATATAAAAAGTTATTATGATTTAATTCATTCGATAATAACTTCTTTCTTACCAACTTTAAACCTACCACATTCGATTGGCTTATTCCAGCCATTTTTTGCAGCTTGTGTAACAGAAGGAAAGAATTTAATATGAGCCATAATATGGGCCATCATCTTTCCTTCAAAATCTTTTGATTGAATAATCGGAACATCATTCCTATCTTGAAAAAATGTTCCAAAATCTCTTTCTGGAATGTTTGTTTTAATTGTTCTTTCACCAATTGGTTCCTCTCGGATACCATTAGTATTACAAATAAAACAATTAAACCATTCATTTTTATTTAATTGTCTGGTAAATAGCGCACCAGTTCCTTTACAACAAAAACAAATCATAATTGACCCCATATATAAAGAAAGACCCTAGCACATTGCTGCACTAGAGTCAATAGGGTTATGAGATTTAAAGTCTAACTTTTTCATATTTTCTATGATAATCAAAACTTGCTTTATCAAGATAAAGTGTTATTCTTTCAACAAGAATTGCTTTATTTTTCTTAAAAATTATTTGATTGATACCATATCTAACATTTCTCTTATCAATTTTATACCAAGAAATCATAGCACCATCTTCTCTAAGCCTCAAATTTTCATCAGCAAGATAAAGCCAAGAATACAGTTGATCAATACTTTTAAATCCAAAAAAATATTCTTTTCTATTCTTTTCTATTTGTTTAAAAGAAAGATGATAACCAAAATAATCTTTCAACCCATCACGAGAAGGGCAAGGATGACTTTGATATGCTTCAATATAAACATCAAGGCAATACATTCCGACGCCTTCGCTGTTTTCAACTCTAAAAACAAAAGCCATTAGTCTCTCCGTGAATATAAAAAAGACCCTAGCACATTGCTGCACTAGGGTCCAATCACGAATTGTTACATATTAGAATCGATAACCAATACCAGACCTTACAGAATGATCTTCACGAATAAATGCTGAATTAAAATTAGCATATCGGTATTCAACCCTTGCAAACCAATTATTCATATGATATTCTAGACCAGCACCGGCAGTATAACCAACATGAACCTTATTAAATTCACTCTTATAAGCTAGACCGCCACTGACAAATGGAACAAAGTTATTATAATTATAACCAAGCCTAGCACGAGTTGAACCATCCCAATTACTACGGAATTGATTTAGATTATAATTAAAATCGGTTTCGATTCCTAGGATGATATTGCTAATATCAAAATTATAACCGGCAAAAACTCCTAGGAAATTGTCCCTATTGTATGAATATTGACCGCCAAGATAAAATCCGGCAAGGGCTGGCCTATAATTAATTTCCTCTACCACATAACGTTGCATATAGGGCTGACGAATATCAGCAGCAACACTTGTTGAAGCCATTCCAAAAATCATTGAAGCGGCAAGACCAAGGCCGATGAAAAACTTACGCATTATTTATCCTTTATGTTTGATGTGTTATATATCTAGTGACCATCACCAGACAACAGGGAGACTACACATAGATTGTTCTAGTGTCAACCCTAGAAATGGAAATGGCACCATTTCTGATGCCATTTTATTTTTTGATGTAATTTTTAGAAAATTATTTTGCTAAATTATTGAAAAATTCTTCATCAAAAGAATCGTCTTCATCACTTACAGCTTTAGTAGGTTCTTTGAAAGGTTTTTCTTTCAATTTCTTACCAAAATCTGTTTTAGCAGCGATTTCTTCTCTTACTTCTTCTGAAGGTTCATTCAAATCTAACACTTCATATAATTTATTTTTTAATTCATCATATGATAAGAATTGATCTGGTTGTAAGAATTTTTGCAATGAATGTTCTGATTCCCAAATCAATTTAATTTCGTCGTCAGATTCAGCCAAAGGACTTACATCAAGGAATTTAGATAGATCATAATTAATATTACCATCTACTTTTCTAATTCTCAATTCAAAATTAGCGCCTTCCCATAGATCGAATGGATTAATTGCATCTGGAATTTTACCCTTATAGTTTTCAGGATATAGTTTTTCAGGATACATTTTTTCTTCGATTTTGTCAAAGATTTTCTTACCCATTTTAAATAGTTTTACTTTACCATTATTGGATGGGTTAGCAGGGTCTTCAACGATAAAGACATTAACGTAGTATTGTAATTTTCTTTTTTGCTTACGTGCTTGTAAACGAGTTGGAGATTTTTCATCGTCTGATTGTTTCCACAATTTAGAATTGTATTCTACAACCGGACATTTTTGACCAATAGTTGTTAATGATTTCTCAATTAACCATTTGCCTGATGGACCTTCGAAACCGAAGGAAAACATTTTAATGAATGGAACGCCGTCGTCACCATCTACAGCAGGAGCAGGAAGGAACCTAATAACAGCATAACCATTACCAGTTTTATCTAATTCTGGATACCAGAAATCTTCATTGGTATTATTGCTATAACTTGTGTTATTAAGTGTTTCAGTGTATTTCTTTAGTTCTTCTAAAGTTTGTTGTGAGTTCTTTTTTAGTGATTTAAAGTCTAATGTCATGTTGATATATTCCTATATTATGTTGATATTTTGTTGTTTTCCACGATATCATAATATAAGACTATTTATATAATTAGTTAGAGAATTTTTTAAGCAATGCTTTTTTTATTTTGTCCCTATCATATTTCAAAAATGGATATATTTTATCCATTTTGTGAACAATATCTGCCCACAAAGGATCATCATTTAGTTTATTATTTAAATAGCCAAATGAATCTGAAACATCGATTAAAGCAATCAAGGTTTCAATTTCAATTTTTTCTTCAATGTATAGTTTAAGAATATGCGGGTAGCTATTCTTTTCGCAAGTGAAATTTTCATTAAAATTATCCTTAAGGTAATTACAATCTTCAATAAAGAGATATGTGAAATTTTCTAATCGCTTTTTCCATTTGAGCATTATACTAAATGCTTCATCGCTTGTCAAGTCTTTTATCCATACATTAGGATTATTTTTTATGTTGGCAATTAGTATGTCTTCTGCATCTAATCTTTTAGCCAATTTTTCAAAGAAATATTTATCTTTTCTTTTTTCAAATGTGGCCGGCAATACCTTGATATTACCAGAATATTTAAAATAATCATAATCAGAAGTGAAATGGCGTTTCAATGCTAAATATTTTTTATAACATTCAAATGGAGTCATTTTTCAATGCTTTTAATTGTTTAGCTTCTGTCTCTACTTTAGTTCTGATGTCAGAATTTTTTCTAATGACAGAAGCAATAAAATCTATTTCTAGTTTATTTACTTCACAATAATGAATGGCGGCTTCAATATAACTTGAGCCGCCAGCCACAATTTTTTCTATATTTTTAATATGATCTTTAGTTTTTAACATTACCTAAAATGTCTTCTGCGTTAAGTCCAACCATTTCAATAAATTTTTTAATGGTGGCAATTTTTTCGTCGTTATGACAATCCGGCTCATTATGAATCTTATCATAATTTTGGGCACGTTGCAACAATTCTTTCAAGTCTTGAATTTCTTTTTTTAACTGATTAAATTCTTCTCTTGTAATTACTGGTTCCTCTTTAATTATTGTTGGTTGTGGCAGTGGACCTTCAACCCTAGGAACAATAGGAGTCGTTACTGGCGGAAATGTAATATTTGGATAACTAGGATAAAAAGTTGGATATTGTTTTCTCCATCTTTCGTCGTAATGATCCATTACCATACTTACAACACACATATATTAACCTCTTACTAAATGAATTAAAAATGGATCGTTAAGCGGTTTTTCAACTACTGTTGCTTTAACAGCTTCTCTAACAGATGCAAAATCAAAATCTGGTTCTTCGTTCAAGAATAAAATTTTAAATTTATCTAAAGCCTGTTCTACATCATCAGCAACACATACTAAAATTTCTGGTGGAGAAGACATAATGCTTAGAGAATTGCCAATATCTAATGATGCTTGTAATGGATAAATGTAATAAATGTTCATAATATACCTCTTAAATTGGAAATGAAAATGGATTTGATGCTTTAGTTTGCAACAAATTTTGGAACTCTTTTACACCAAAAATATAAATAAACACTGGCAGTCTAGGACCGGTTACAGTTTCAAAGAGTAATTGATAAATGCGTTGAAATCCGTGTCGAATGGCTTTGCCATCAACGCCAAAATACTTCTTAGTAATTTCATAGATTTCAAAAGTCAAACCTTCTTCATTAATAGAAGGATTAATATTCATTACATCGTTAATCCAAAGTATTACTTTTTCAGCCTCGGAACGATAAAATTCAATATCACCATCAATTTCTTCGTTAACGTCAAGATGCTTATTATCTTGAAAATAATAATAGGCAGCTAGAGTCTTCATTGAAATCATTATAGATACTCCACATTAAATTCTTTTTTAAATCCATCATTGATCATAGTGTATAACCATTTCAAATTTTCTATTTGTAATACTGATGGCATTTCCATAAATGTATTGATAGGAATTATATGAATTTTTTCTTCTTCTAAAGTTTTAGCATCAAAAATAGCATCGCCGCAATCAATAGAATAAATATACATTTCAAAATCATTTGGTCTATATAATAGACCATTATATGTAAACTCATTTACATTAAAATGTAATCCGCATTCTTCTTTAATTTCTCTTGAAATTGCTTCGTCGGCAGTTTCGCCTTCTTCAATTTTACCACCAAGAAAATTATATTTACCAGCTTGCCATTCTGGTTGTAATTTACCAATTAAAAGTATATGTTTACTACCTGTAACTATACCTAATACATATTTTTTATTCGCCATATTCACCTTTCATGCACTGTATAAAATCATCCATAATTTCTCTGATATCGTATTCTTCAAAACCTTTATTATGTAATTTTAACCAAATACCAGATAGTTCTTCATAAGGGTCATGAAACCATTCATGGCTTTTATACCATAAATTAAAATCTTGTTCCCATTGTTCTAATTTTGTTACAATATAACTCATGTCAACTCTAATGCTTTCATAAAGATATAATTGAAACCCATTTGTTGTAATGTAATATCATCGAACATTGGTTTAAGAGTTGTTTCAACTACAAACAAACAACCATTTTTAATTTCATATTCAAATGGTTGTGCAGATTTTTTGGCCGCAATATTCAATTGTTCGACCAGTCCATATATATCAAGTTTTGCTTTTTCTAAAAGAGTCATGTCAGCCACATAGATTGTTCTAATTTTTGGAACATCTACAACGACTGGTTTTTCTTTCTTTTCAAATTTAAGAATAGTTGCGGTCATTACCAGAATTTCCACCAAGACTTTTTTTGTTCAAAATAAATACCATCAGGACCACATGGTCCCCAACTTCTAGCATGTTTAGCAAACATTAAATCATAATTTGTTTTACCAGAAACCAAATCTACATCTTTATAGTTTTTTATAGATACTTTACAATATCTTAAATCTAATGGAAGCACGTCCCATTTTAAATGTTTGCAATCTTTACAAAATTTATTAGTCATTATATATCCTTCAAAAAATGGTGGGGCCACTCGGATTCGAACCAAGATATGACGTCTTATGAGGACGCGGCATTAACCATTATGCTATAACCCCTATAGTTGTTATTATTTAAACCAATATAACGATTTGTTTTTGTGTTGAAACAAGTTCCATTTTTAGTAATGATTAATGTACCATCATTAACTTTGCCTACGAAAAATTTCTCTGCTTCTGTCTGTCCTATACCTTTAGAAACCATTCTTTGAATCATACCCTACTTACAACGACCTGTCAAGCACCTTTTCATAGAAAAGACTTATGATAAAAGCAATGACCAAAAATGGCCAACCAAGAGTATAAATGAATAACAATCCAAATTTTTCTTTAGTTGAGATATTTTGATACATATCATCTTCTTTTAGCATGAAAATTAATGCCCACATGCCAATATAAGCAATAATAAAATATAGTGCAATCATTACATATTCTCCCTAATCCATTGAGCAATTTCTTTGAATGACATTTGTTTAACATCATTCATGTCAATAAATTCATTAATCATTTTGTCACTAATATACTTACTAATAGCAACATAACCACTCATAAAATCATCACTGTATTGTGGAATATTGTTGATTTCACAAAAAACACCAAGACAGCAATATTTATTATCTCTTTTTAATTGGGCAATCCCTTGTTCAAATTTATCAGATTCTAGGGCTTCGATCCACTTATCCCTCATTTCAGGTTCTAATTTATTCATCATTTATACTCCTTGTTTAAAAGCTTTCATTACTTCATACATAATAATTGAAGCAGCGGATGCCACATTTAGAGAACGCATTACACCAAGTTGTGGAATGCTGACAACATGCTCAATTTTTGACAAAATATCATCAGGAATACCTGTTCCTTCTTGCCCCATAATGAAACAAGGCTTTAGACCAAAATAACAGCCACGATTAGGATATTTTACTGGTTCAATACAAGTTAAATAATCACCATTACTTCTGGTAGATACACCAATTTTATTCAAAAAATCATCAATATCTTCACCACCAGTTTCAACGGCAATTGGTAGATATTTATTATCTTCCATAATTTTGAAAAAAGCATCTGCATCAATAGTTGTTTCATCAACCATTGCAGAATACTTTTCAATAGTTACATAATTTTGGGCACCAACTGCACCACGACGATCAAAATTCTTTCTACCAATGAGAAGAACCTTTTCGGCTCCAAACATGGCAGCAGAACGAATAATGCCAGATACATTAAGATCACCAGTAATGTTAAGTGCTGCAACAGCATAAGGAAGGCGAGACTTGGCTACAATTTCGTCCAATTCTTCCTTAGTCATATGCTTAAATTCTTCCCTCACATTGAAGGTATTCCTTTCAGCATTTTCCTTAATCATATCAGAATAATTAATAGTAGTCATGGTGCAATGCCTTCATCCCAATCATATGTTTCTGGACCGTCTTCGCCATTTTTTACAATTTTTACAAATTCATTATATCTTTTTTCTGTTACACACAATGCCCTAACAATTTGATCGATTACCCAAGTTTTATGATGGGCACCGTCAGTTTGACCATAAGAAGCAGCAATGTTTAATGCTTCCTTAATTCCGTTTGGAATTGTATGATCAAACATTGAGTCATCTGCAAAGTCAACAAATTTTTCAAAATCTTTTTCAAATGTGTCAGTCATAATCTAGTCTCCAATTTGTAGAAAGACCCTAGTACATTGCTGCACTAGGGTCAAGGGTTAAATGGTAGGAGTGCAAGGATTCGAACCTTGTGGAAAACGGTAATCAGCCGCTAAAGTGTTATAAGCACTTCCCCTGTGCCAACAGCCACTCCCAAACTTCAACGTTTAATAGTTTTAACAATTATATCTTCGGCACAATACCAACAATCAACAATGTGCCATTCGCCATCTACATAATTCATATGTTCAATTCTAATTTCTTTATCATTATAATAATTACATGATTGACAAGCCTGACAATAAACTTGTCTATTATAATAAGAACTTTCTTTAGATTTAGGATGAAACATTATATATTCCTTGAGTCTAATTCTTGTCTATAAATTTCAATTCCTTTAAATGCCCAACGTTGAGCATCTTGATACTGGTTTGCAAAACTTGCATAACAATATTCCATTTCTTCTACAGAAATCCTATGATATATTTGATGCCAATTTTGCATATCGATTATATGAGCAATCAATTCAGCATTACTAAGAGATTTAGCCTTATTAGTAAATTCTTCAACTTCTCTTTTATCCATGATATAATCTCCGTTAAAGAATGGACCCCTAGACAGGATTCGAACCTGCATTTTCAATCCAGTTACGGGTTAGAGGGTAGAAGCCACTGCCGTTACTAGGGGATATCATTCTTTTGTTTTCTTGAAGCAACACCTTTTAAAGCGGCTTCTTTATTCATACGTTTATATTCTTCTAATCCATATTTTTCAATAGTTCTTTCTTTAAGACTTTTAAAATTTGGATTAAAAAACTCATAATCTTTTCTATTATCAGAATCAGTGCCCCAATATAAATGATATGGATTAGAGCATTTAGGATTATTACACCCATGGCACACTAATATTCTGCATTTCTGATTTTTTGAATGAGGTATAGTTGTTTTCAATGTATGTGCTAATAATCCTCTGAATATTCTTGAATCACCGCCTATTTCTATACATTTTTCATTTAGTTTAAGATGCGATCTTCGTTCTTCTCTAGATTTTGTCATCCATTCTGATATGTCTATAAATTCCATTTTATTATCTTAAAATTTGGCGCCCTTGGCAGGAGTCGAACCCGCATCAATCCAGTTATGCACCAGTCGCTTAGAAGGCGCGGCCAATACAAGGGCTGATTTCGTCACTATACACTATTGATTGAGGCTGTCAAGATGCCTTTTGATATCCGAGTAGGTATCTTTATCTTGTCTTTTATATGAATCTTTACGAGATTGTTTGAAAGGATATACAGCAATTAGTTTATTATTTATAAGAATTTTAAGATGTTTTGAACCGTTTTTTATATCAATTCGTTGACCACTATTCTTTAGTAGTTTAACAATATCGTTATCCATATGTCTAGGATACATAAGCACTCCTATTTAAATGATTATGTATCCTAGCACACAGAATGAACAATGTCAAGCCTTAGTAACCACAATCATATTCTTCAGTATGTGTTTTACCTTTTTCAATAACAATTGAAGCATTAGAATCAAAAATATTTTCGTAAATATCTTCTGGAATTTGGTTTAAAATTGTTTGCATTTCTTTAATTTTTTCAACAATAATAGGTCCGCGTTCACCTAATATTTCTTGTAATTCTTTATTCCATTTTTCAACATCTTGTGGATATTTTTCTTTATACCAATCACCAAATTCTCTAGTAATTTGAAATAAATTACTGTTGTTATCAAATGGATAACTTTCACCAAGTAAATCATTTACAGTAATTGGTTCGTCATCTTCATTTAATGAATCAGCCAAAATAAAATTAAAATCTCCCATTCTAAAAACACATGGATCGCCATCATTGAAGCCGGGCACCCATTGGCACCATGAAATATATTTCACTTCTGGCACTTGTTCAAAAAATTCATCAAATAAAGTTGAAAAATTGGTTTCAAGTTTGCCCATCATTTCTTTTCTAAGTTCATTATATCTTTCAACCATTTCTTTAATGGTTTCACCAGCAGTTTTATTAAATGTTTCTACTTTAAGTTCTTGCATAATTTATTCTCCTGTTTCATCTTGTTCAATAGAATTTGCAGCTTCAACAAATTTAGAAATTTCTTTCTTTCTTGTTGTTCCACTCATCCATGGTTGTGGTGTCATATTTTTAAACCAATCTTCCAATGATGGAATACGGCCTAAATCTTCTAAAACATGATCTTCTGCAATGTCTCTTACATTGACATGTTTTCCTTGGGAATTTACAATAGTTGTTCCGAAAATTTTCTCAACAATGTAAATGCCGAAGGCATTGTGAAACACCGCCCTATGGCGATGATCAGCGATTGCAGACTTGCTAGAGTCCATCAAGTCATGGATGGCTAGGTAATCCTCTGGAATGCCTCCGTAGCGCCTTACAGAGGCTTTGGCATGGACATAGGGCTTCATGATATAATCTCCATTTATATAATATTTTTATAGGTTTCTTGTGAACCATCTTTTTTTGTAATTGTCACAATAAACTCAACATGTTCATATTCTTCACCAACTAATTTAGCAGCTTCTTTTGCTAAAGTTCCTTGTGGATCGCCCGGATAAATAGATGCCATTTTTAACAAAAATTCTGATTGTTCTCTGCGGCGTCTTTGGTGCCTTTTAGAACAAAGATGATATGGTTTCATAATATAATCTCCATCAAGCAGCAACAGAACATTCGGTATTACATACAGGACATTTAATATAAATCTCAGATGATACCCAAGTATCTACACGCCTAGCTTCATGTTCATAAAAATCAAATATGGTAGAACAATGATAACATGTGCATCTATATTTTTTAGGCTCTGGAATTTTGCCATGTTTAATAATCTCCACCATCATTTATCTCCAAATTTTTCTTTTAGTTTCAGATATGTAAAATATTCTAAATCTTCTTTTTTCTTTTTGTCTTCAATTGTTTTTTTACGTTTGTCAGCAGCTTCTTTTTTAGCCCTATCTCTTTCATCTTTAGCCAATGCTAATCGTTCCTCGACTTCTTTTTGAGTCTCTAAACGTTCATCAGTTATATAGAAAGTTTTAGAAGTGTCATAATAATCAGAATCAACCTCTACATAAAATTTAGCATTTTCGCCATATTTACTAATTAGTTCTTTAAATGATGTATATTCAATATTATCAACGCAATCATTAATATATTTCATCATTGGTTCTGGATTATCAGAATATGTATAATAATTTCTAGCCATAATGTAGTCTCCATTATTGAGAAAGGGGCCGAAGCCCCTTTACAATTATTTTCTAAAATATTTTGCTATCCATTCTGGTTGTGGTAGGAAATTCCAACCAACAACTAGACCAGCAGCAAAACCTACGATTAACCAAACCATATTACTCTCCTATTAAATTTTAGACCATACATATTCTGTAATTTTTTCATAAACTGTTCTAACTGATGTAGCTAGATTTTTAATACCATTCCAAATATTTACAATCACTCTATTTAGAATATCGCTCAATAGAGTCCATAGTAAAGAGAAGGGCCAATAAACAATCCACACCGCAATTGAATCTAAATGGTTAGAAACGCTTGGCATATAACGTTCAATTGCTTCTTTTCTTTTTTCAGCATTAACACCTTCCCAAGTATAAGACCATTTTTTCTTTTCGGAAAGAAGAAAGCGCCACCATTTGAAAAATGAATAAAGCAAACCAGAAAGTAAATACAAGCCAATAAATGCTAACACATGCAATGGATTATACCATGCATAAACAAAAATGTTAAATGGAGGGGTAAAGAAAATATAATAAACAGCTAGACCAACTAGTGCTATAAATGTAAATAAAATTGCCGACATTTCTTCAATAATATATGCAGAAATTAAGGCTAAAACTGGTATAATAAATAACAAAGAAAATGCGAATTGAAGATATTCCATAATTAAGTTCCTTTTTTAAAAACAAAACAACTTTTCTGTTGCTAGGCAAGTTGACAGCCCCGAAAACATGGTTCTTACCTAAGAGCCCTTAAAGGGAATTAGGCAGCTAGCGCCATATCTCCATAGTTTGCATTATCGTTTGCATCTATGTTTATTTATGCTTTTACGCAGTCATCTACGGATAACTCAATGTTTTTTATCTATTGCCAATCGATCCTAGGTCAACCCCATCAGGAACAATTATATTACCAAATTTCTTGGACTATTTTCTAGAATATCGTCCAATACTTTCCCTCATTATCTATCAGGCTTGCGCTCGCCGTCATCTAGATTGCTGCTACCTACATGGTAGGATATAATTGCTCTTGGTGGAGTTGGCGGGAGTTGCACCCGCGTCTTGCCAATTTTAATAACATGTCAACGTTATCAGTCTCTTATTTATAGCATAGTCAGAGTCAGTTGTCAAGATATCTTTTTTACTGATAATACTGCCATTGCTTCATGTAATGCATATGGTGAAAATGCACAGGGAGAATGCTGATTAGATGTAATATAAGTAATCTCATAATACATATCTCTGCCAGTGTATTCTTTAGTTGTTGGATTATATTCTCTTACCCAACAAATATCACCAACTTTATAATCACGATCCATAACCCTTAAATCGTGGGTTTTTGAACCATCAAAAAGAGGTTGAAATAATCCTACCCACGATTTCAATTCATGTTTATATTCTTGCATATTAACTCCAAATTTAACAAATGACATTATACATCAACACCATTTTTCTGAATACGATAAATTAAATCAAAATTTGCTCGCAAGTAATCAGTATATAGCTTATCCAATTCATTAATAGTTTCTTCTGAAATTTTAATGTCATCATGGGGAAAATGTTTAAACATTCTCCAATGATTTTTATCTAATGCATATTCTCTGAATTGCCTAAATGTATATTCTTCACCATCAATATTTTTAATTTTTTGTGCCATATTAAGAATCCAACCATGAAAACCAAAAAAGTAATCCGAAGAAAAATGCTGCACCCGGCCAATTAATTAACATAGAAATTAGACAAAGCGATGCAGTAATCATCATTGAAAACATGTTTTTATCCATTAAAACTTACCTTCCATCGCTCTTGATGCTTCGGCGGCATCAACAGACAAAATGGTGTAAATAAAAACTTGACCAGTTTGTCTATCAGCACAAGTAATAATAGATTCATTGTCATGGGTAATAAATTTCTTTCCCATTAGATGGCATAGCTTAAATGCATATGCAGAAGCCAATGGATTGGGATTTTTATTTATAGCCGAACGACTAGTTTCTGTTCTAGTAACATTACTAGGTTCATTTTTAGGTGACGGGCTCATAAGTACCACAAAAATAATAAAAATAAAAATTCCGGCCAAGACACTCATAATAAATTTTAAAAAAAGATTGTCGGCATCTTCTTCATCAAACATAATATAATCTCCTGTTAATTAAGTCTTGTTTCATAAAACTCAAACAAATCCATAACGCCACGCTTATTATTACAACCATGACACGTAACGACCCCATTGTCAAGTGATACTTCACCGCCATCTACTTTACATTTAATATGTTCATATGTGGACCTACTTTTGTTTCTTTCATTTACCTCAACATAAGTAATTGTTCCACATACCGCACAACGATGATTTTGTCTTTCAGATAAAATCGTGCGAATATAAATCTTCCAAGCTACTCTTTTAAGTATTTTTTTCTCAAATCCTTTTACATCTGGAAAATTTTTCTTAATCCATTTATCATCTGGTTTTTCATAAATGTAATTTGGAAGATTTAAAATCATAATATTAAGCCGCGTCTTTTACATCAACTCTTTCATCAATATTTTCTTGTTTGCTAGCAAATTCAACTAGTTTATCAGGATCAAGATGAGGATTGTAAATAGCTACGCCCTTATACTTAAACATTTCATCTACTTCATGTTCCATAGCAGCCCTAAAAGCCTTGTGGGCAGTTCTGACAATCTCGTTACGGCACATGTGTTCAGATAGATACCACTTGCGACCAGTCCAATCCATGGGATTGCCTGTATGCTGATCTACACCATTGGCATAAACTTGAACATAAGGACGGCCACCATTATTAGCCTTATCCTTGAAAATCATAAGTTTCCAATTTTCATGTTTATAATCAAAAGTAATATTACAAACAATGTCAATCATTTCTTTAAAGGTAATCATTATCAATCCTCTTTTTCATTGCATGACAAAAACCATAGTTATCAAAGATTTCTTCGACCACATAATTATCTTTATAATCTTTGACACTATCATTAAAATTTTTTAAACCACTTTCCGATAATCCTTTAGGGGGATCACGATCAGCATGGGGATTCCAATGATATGTTTCTACAACAAGAGTCTTTTTATTTAAAACTCTCCATGTATTGGTAGGCTTTTTATTGTGTTCAAAAGAAATACAACGCCATGCTATACATGGTTTATCAATATAAGGACAATGTTTAGCCACTAGAATCTCCTATAAAGAATGGGGGAACAGTAACATACCATTCCCCCACTGTCAACTATCAGAAATCATAACCGACATATGATTTTTTAGCATAAACCTTAAAGGTATATCCTTCTGATTCAAAGACCATTACTTTATTTTTCATCCCTACATAATGCTTTTCAGGATAAATATAAATTCTTTTACTTACATAATTTTTACGGTCTTGTGGTGAAAGATCATCATCAAGAAAATAATCTTCATCCTTTTCAGCATCAGTTTTTTCTCTCTTAATCCGTTCAGTGAACAAAATAGAAAACACAGAAACAGATTTAGGATTGGTTCCTGTGGATACAAAATTACCAACACCCTTTTTAATCACCACGCCTTCAGAATTATAAACATCTGTTACCCAATCAGTTTCAGAAGTATTAATATTCATAATTTTAGCAGATTCCATTGGAGAAACATTCCAACGATTGGTTTCTTCAACCAATGCTTTAAGAATATCAAAATTAAAATCTGAAATCATTGAGAAAAGAGTCTGAATATCAGATAGATAATTTTTGTCTTTTAGATTATCTTCACAATATAGGGTCACAAATTCTTCTGTTAGACCAGAATATTTTAGACGATAAAAAATACGACCGGGCCTATTAAACATGTAAGAATTAATTGCCCATTCATCATTAGCAGTCAATAGAAATAGAGTTTGTGATGAGAATACCCCATCCAAAAGAGTTAGCAAACCATTTTGACTAGAAGTGTCTGCATCATCCTCCGAATCCATACGAGGCGCACCAGAATAGACCTTTTCAAATTCGTCAATAAAAACGATCTTTGGTTGTTTAATATAGGTCAAAAATTCTGAAAACGAATCACCAGAATAAGGAACGTTCATGACAAGAGTCGGAATGTTATACCTGTTGGCAGCTTCAATGCACAAATGCTTGGCCTGTAGAGACTTACCAGAGCCTTTGTCACCTGTTAGAAGGATACCGGTTGTTGCCGGTCTATCCAGAAATGTCTTAAGGGCACGACTTGAAAATGTTTCAACATCACCATAAATTTTTACTGGCATGTCAAAATCATCAATAGCCTCTAGATAGAAGCCACCCATCATAGGATTAAATTTAATAAGATATGTTAGTGGTGGAAGCACTTCGATAACAGTTTTTGCGTCTGGTTTATGGACGAAAAATTTATTGTCATATACGTCAAACATTATATAATATTTCCTTTTCAATTATTACATAAAATAGCTAGTTAGAAGTTGTTTCATGCTGTCAAAAGTAAGTATAAAAACAGCTAGAAGGGTAGAAAAAATTACAGCGACGGTAATCATAAAATTCCATCGCTGATTTGTAGTCATGTCATCTTTCATAATTTAAATCCTCATCAATACACAGTTTTCGTTAATCCTATCAGGGATTTGAATCTTCTCTGTTGAGACAGTATCAAACACCTTTCGCGCCTGCACCTTACCACCATTCTTCACAATGTCAAGGACAGTTTCAGCTTTTCTACCAACTCTTTTAGCAATGCTACCCTTTTCATCATAATTAGTAATAGCAGTCCTATAAATGTCAAGACCTTTAGAATCTTTGGCCTTAAACATAATTAGAATTTGATATTTTACATTAAATACCCACAATTCTTGGGCACCAATGATCTTAGAAGGATTAATTGAAACAATCTTGTTTTCTGTATCCTCTTGACAAAATTTAAAATGCTGCAACTTCTTATCAATAGTTACAGCCTTCTTTTTTCTAGGCTTACGAGTTGCTTGCTTAACCTTTTTTGTGTTATTAATAAAATCATCACAATCATCAATGATTGCTTGATATATATCAGCCTTTTCTTGCAATTCATCTTTGGAAATGTAAGCAAAAAATTCCTTCAATTGAAGGTCATGGTCAGTTTTACCTTTCCATTTTTTATCTTTAGTTTCCAAACCATCAATCATTTCATCCCAAAAAGGAACAAAATAATCTCTAAGTTGTTCAGCCATTTTAATAGGAACATTATTATCAGTCAAATATTCATACATTGAAAAATCAGCATCTTGATCAATCAATTCTTCAATGTTTCCAATTAGCATTGACAGATTATCCATAGCACGTTGTTCTTTGGTGCGATGGATAACCAATTCCTTTGAATTTTCCTTAGCAGCTTCAAATTCAGAATGCTCTAGGAATGTATATGAACGCATGACACTTTCTTTAATAAAGTCATGATTATCAATTACATAACCATTAGCAATAATTCGAGCCATCCATGCCGCCGTAAGCGGAATGAATTTGTCCGAGATTTGGGCCAAGGTCTTAATCATCTTGGTATCATTAGCAAAATAAGATGCTAGATAATTTCTAGCATCCTTATAATCTTTCATGGAATTATACCAATTCAATGTATGAATATATTCCATATGGGTTAGCTTATGACCATCAGCAAATTGTGGCTCATCACCATACAACTTTGCTTCAAGGGCCTTTTGGGAAAGCTTCATAAATTTCTTCCTGTCAATTCAGAGAAAAAGGATTTAAAGCGTCGTTCAGCATTTGAATCTGTGAACAACACCTTACCTTCTAACAGATCATATACCAACTCATTAGCACTGTCAACCCCATCCAAATATAGAATTATACCATCATTTCTAGATTCAATTTCAGAAACCATATCATCAGTTGATACATTGTTTAATGTAAAATGATCATTATAATGATCAATTACTTCTTCTACACAATTATTTCTATCTATAATATCAAAAATTTCATAATCAGAAAGATTATCTATTTTATTTTTATATAAATCTAATTTTTCAATTATGTCTTCTAATTCAATAATTAATTTGGTTGTTGCCATTCGAATATTTCCTTCACTTTATCTACAAATTTGGCCTTTTCATTAATGAAAATTTGACCAGTTATAGAACCATCAACTGCAATAATAGTAACAATTTGTGGAACCTCTATATCATACATTTCTTCAAGCATCAAGCCATAACATGTTTTTTGTAAAAAATAATTTAAAATCCAACTTTCTTGTTTCATATTTCTTGATGTTTTAAAATCAATGATTGATTTAATACCATTAAATTTACCAACTAAATCTGTTCGACCAGCAGTCTTATAATTATAAGAATATAATGGCAATTCAATTCCATAAATGTCTGTCAAACCTTTTTCTAAATATGGTTTAATTTGGTTAAACATCATTAAATCAGGAGGCATTGCACCTTTTTTATAATCTAATCCATGTAAATAGTTTTCTGCTATATTATGTAATCTACTTCCTCTTATCTTAGCAAAATTAGAAATCGCATCAGCTTTTTCATCACCAATGCGATTCCGCCAATCTATTAAGGCATCTTTGGGTAATTTTTCACCAAGAATAGTAGTTACTGATTTTAATTTAATCCCATCGGGAGTAGTGTAAAATCTTTTTTCGTCTATTATCTCATCAGATAATTCAACGTATGGTAACAACTCATGATTATACATTATTATCCTTTTATAATTTTAATTGATCCTTTACAATCAAATAATCTTTCACGATACCTGATCTAACGATATCTTCTACACCAAATTCAACCATTTTAAATGATTTCATTCTTTCAACAATTCGTAGAAAATCTTTTAGACCCGCTCTTTCTTGTTCTTTTGTTAAATCAGATTGTCTCATATCACCAGAGAAGATAATTCTTGCATTTTTACCAATTCTAGTAATGATAGTATCTAATTCATGGAATGACATATTTTGTAATTCATCAACGATTATGATACAATTACTTAATGTAATACCTCTTAGGTAAGAAGTGCTTACAAATTCAACAATTCCTTTTTGTTTTAATATTTCGTAAGCATCACCACGTTTAAACAATTCTGTGCAAATTGCTTGGTATGGTGCTTCATATACCGCTGTTTTGTCTTTATCTTTGCCCGGTAAGAAACCAATATCTCTGGTTGGAACCGCGCTTCTAACTATATAAATTTTCTTATAACCAGTTTCATAATGAAATATATCTTGTAGGGACAAATATAATGCTAAAAATGATTTACCTGTTCCCGCCATACCATGTAACAACATATTATAATTATTTTCATAGAAAGTAAAGGCAGATTGTTGATTTTTTGTTAACGGATTAAAATCGTATAATTCCAATTTTGACTTTTGTTCTGTGCTTCTTTCTCTTAGGGCACGTCTTTCTTTTCTTGTTAATTTTTTAGTTACAGGTATTTCGATATTTGTTTGCATATGCTTAACCTTTGTTTATTTGTTAGAGTTATCAAAAGGTCATTATTAAACGTCTATTGTTGATCCATGATTGCTTTTCTTAATGGTTTTCAACAAATTCGTAAATTCTTTATCTGGTTTTACCCTCCCATGTAATACTGGATCACCTATAATTGGTGAAGTTACGGCTTGGTCATATTCTGGATTTTCTTTTAAGAAAGTGTCCCTTTCGGAAATGGAAAGGAACATTTCTTTTTCTTCACCAGTTTCTTTATGAAAAAATGTGTAATAAGGCATTATAATCCATTCTTCTTTTTATATTCTTCCCATTCTGATGCATATCCATATTCATAATAATTATCATCAGAATCGTCATAATAATCTTCATCTATATTTTCTTCTAATTCTAGAAGTTTATCAACATTCTTAGATTTAATTGCCGATTCTAAACGTTTTTCTTTCAAATGTTCGGAATGATTGGAAATAAATCCGCCTTCTGAATCATCATCAAAATCATTGAAACGTCTTTTAGATTTGCTCATCCTTCTTACCTTTTACTGGTTTTTTAACTTCTTCTATTGGTTCTGAAATTAGACCGGGAAATGTTTCCATAATAAAAGTTGGCGTCAAATTAGGAAACAACTTAGTGATATTCTTATCTTTAGCATGTTCCAATAAAATTGCGTCTTGTGGATGGACAGATTCTAATAATTGAACCCATAATTGTTGAACCTTTTTTGGTTCCATGTTCATACCATTATTCTCACAAAAAATGTATAAACGTCTAGCTTCACTATATAAGCGCCCATGCACATCAACAGCAACAGTAGGGTTATAAGGGGCAGGAATGTCTTTTGGTAGATTAGCTACCACATTTTTATCATAACCAAACTGTAATACTGTTGTAACTGGCGATGAAGATACTGATCTTAAATATTCTGATCTTTCTTCATCTACTTTTATAGCGTTAGCAGTTTTCAATAATTCATATATAGATAATTGCATTTAAAACTCCGAAATGTGTTCCATTAAATGTCTCAATTTAGCTTTAATAAAATAATTGAGCATCTTTTGTCTTGTGTTAGGTTTATTCTCAAATTGTTCTAATATGGCCATAGATATATGTTCTGGTGTATTAGACAAATCGATTAATTGTTTATTTCTTTCATAATTACGTCTTAGTCTTTCAGACCATTCAAATGTGCCATCACGTAATGTTTCTAATTTCTTTTTTGTTAGTGGAGTTTGTCTAACTCCATCAGTTATTAGAACATTATCATCAGATAAGAAATTAGGAATGCCGTCGCCACTATCACCACCATATATATGTTCTTCTAAAAACATTATTGGATCATCAACAACCAACATTTGTTTTTTAAATATTGGTGCATATTGTTTAACATGATCTAATTTGTGTAATTGACAAAAATCATCATCTTCTGAAATTATAAGGATTTGCTCATCTTTTTTATTGTAGCACAAAACTCCGATGATGTCATCAGCTTCTGCACCATCAACTTCGATAATTTTATATGGCATATTATCGCGCAATTCTTGTTTAATAACAGAAATTACACTGAAAATTTTATCCCAATCAATTTTGGATTTATCTCTATCTTTTTTACGATTTGCTTTATATGGAGGGAAAATGTCTTTTCTCCATGAACGCTTAGAGTCCATGGCTATGATTAATTCACCATATTCATTTTTAAATTTGTTGCGATATGATCTTAATGAATTTAAGACTAAATGTCTTACCATATCTTCATTCATTTCATTTGACATAGTTGCTTCTCTAAAAATATTAGAAAGCAATGTTTGTTGAAAATCAACTATTATAATGTTACTTCTCCATCAGTTTGGTCGGAGGCTTCAATATCAGCTAATTTAACCATTAATGTATCAGCAATATAATATTCACCTTCAATACCATCTAGCATTGTTTCAGCTACTTGTTGGAATGGATGAGATATACCATATTTTGCTAAACAAAATGATTTAATACTTTCTAACATAAAAGATGCTAATTTTTGACCTTCTTCATCATTTTCATCGGGACATTTAAAACCTAATACACCCATCATTTGAAATAATTGATAAGATAATGCTTCAATCGTTTCATCTACATGATATCTATGCAATTCATCTATAGTGTCATCTACATCATCTTTAGACATTGGTTTTACGGGCTTTAATGGAAATTCTATTAAATTATCTGTCATTAACATTCCTTTTTATATGTGCCAGACTTTACTGACACATATATTTATTCATTTCATGCTCTGTAGATAAATTTTGGTTCTGGAAACCCTCTATCTTTTATTGAGTTGTTTAATACTGTTAATAATTGTTTCCAATGCTCTTTTCTACTATTCCAATTATAAAATAATTGGGTATAAACACGTTGCATGTTTATATGTAGCTTCATATCTTCAGTATCTTGAATAACATTTTCAATCGCATTATCCATACAAGTATAAAATAGATTTGCATGTTGATGGGCACTTTCTTGCCATTGATACATAAAAGTATAATTGGAACCAGTTTCGTATAATGCACCATAATTAGGATGGACACAAATTAATCCAGCACTCATAGCTTCCATCAAACACATACATGAAGTTTCCATCCATATAGATGGATATGCAAATATGTGGGATTGTTTTAATGCTTCTCTTACTTCATCATTTGATACAGAACCATGATAAGTTGCATTTGGTAATTCTTTCAACTTATTAAATGTTCTTTCGTGTTGTTTATCTCTATCATCCCAACCATACAGTTTAAATGATGAATAAACGTCTAGATGAATGTTATCCCATTTTTCAGATAATTTTTCAAAAACAGGAACAAGAATATCCAATCCCCTATGTGGAGTTGGGGTATAGATTATATTAACTTTTTCTTTTGGATCAGGTTTGGTATGTTCTTCAATTGGATAAATTGAATTTAATAACACATCACATTTAGACCAAGGAATATTGTAATAATTTAAATAAGCTTGCATTTGCCAATTAGATACAAATATAATCTTATGGAATTTTTCATGACCGTTATTTGCTAATAATTTTTCTGATGCAGGATCATTAGGCAAGTCATGTAAATATAAAATTCTAATTTTAGTTTGGTCTAAATCTGTTATGTCAGCACGAGAAAATATAATCTGAAAATTATTTAATAACTCTTTATCTATATCATTAAATAATTTTTCAGCAAGTAATTCAGTCCCGCCTTTAGAATTAGGCGCGGCGGGACTTTTAGTTAACGTACCATTATTAATTATCATAAAGCTTTCCTTAGATAAAATTTAGTTGTAATGTGATCTGGTGCAAAGAATTGTTCAATAATTTTTTCTACAATAGAAGCATCAAAATTCTTACATGAGAAAACATTTAAATAAAATTCACCTGTTGAGTCAACAAAATGACCAGTAATAGATGATGTTTCAATCAATTGAACAAGAGAATAACCAGCTTTAGATTCATCATGTTCAGCAAAATGAACAACCATTGGTTCACCATATGGTTTCATATCAATGGCATTAACTAATGTTTTAGTGAAAGCAATAATATTACTTTTACTAGTAATTAATGATTTGTCACCATTTGAACAATCATGGGTTGATTCAAACCCCCAATATTTTGACATTATTTGAATATTCCTAATACATTTTCCTCACTCACAATAGCAAGGTCTTCTCCGTTTATTTTCATTGGTTTTTGATGGAATTTTTGATACATAATTCTATCACCAACAGTAAATGTATCCTTTAAATCTTTAGATACGGCCAATACAACACCCTCATTTGGTGTGTCTTGGGCAGATTCAGGAATATACAGCCCTGAAGCGGTTTTGTCAACAAAAGAGTCGGGACGAATCAATAAATTTTTTCCTAATGGAACAAATTCTGTTTCGTTTCTTCCTCTTAATGCAGAAGGATTAATCCAGTCTTTAGTCATTATTTTACTGCATCCTTTTTTTCTTCTTCATTAAATTCTACTGCTTTACCAGTAGTAAAATAAGCAGAAGATTTTTCAGCTAATAGGCCCATAGTTCCACCAAAGTTAGCAGTAGTCATATTTAAACTTCTAGCAGCGGAATATGCGGTATCTGTTTCTCTATAATAAGATACATTGTTATTAATTTTATCAAAATTCGCACCTAAGAAGATTAATTCATATCCTCTTTGTTCTAATTCTTTAGTAATAGCTGTAATTTTATTTTTATCAAATATTTTAGATGAATTTTCTTCACCATCAGTCATTACAACAATAACAGCTTTTTCTGAACCAGAGTCTAATGCGGACCAAAATAATCTACCAGAAGCATCTAATAATGGTGTTCCTGCTCTTGGTGTGATTTCAGTAGTTGAAACAGGTTTCCAATTTTTTGGATTTGAATTTCTAACAATGTCATATGATTGACTATCAAATGCTGCCAATACTACATTACCATCAATATCTAATTTTTCAACAAACGCATTAATTGATCCAATAGTTTCTTTCCAATGGGTATCCATTGAACCAGAGCGATCTAATAATATAAAACAATTTTGTTTAGCCATTTATAATTTCTTTCCTTTTATTTTTAATTGCTTCTAGATATCTATCAGCTAAATATGTAGCTGTATTAATATCGTTTTTTTCTTTTGTAACGTAATAATTAAACATTACTTCCCACAAATCAAAATCTTTCTCTTGTTGTGATCTATTATCAAATATAGATAGATTACCCATCACTTTACCTCATTTTTAATTATAGTTTCTAATGCATCTTCTTCACCATCTTCAACTTCATCAAATACTTTGTTAATGACTTCAGCAAGATATGTTCTATCAATTTCTCTTGATCCAGAATTAAGAATATTTAATATTTGGCTAAAATATGCATAATCAACACCAACTAATTGTTCTCTTAATACTTCTGGTCTAGATAAATCTAATTTTGAAATGTCAAATGCAATCTTTAACATTTCACCAGCAGTTATAGTCCAACCACGTTTAATAAACTTCTTTAATCTAAACATTGAACAAACTGGATACAATGATCCAATATATTTAATCTCTTTAGTAAGAATTGCTTCTAAAGCTGATTGATTTAAGACTAATCCTGTTCTTTCAGTATAATAATTAGTGGTATGGGCAAAATCGTAATTATGATGGATTTGTGATGGATCACCAACAAATCTTGTAACAATCTGAATGCCATCATTTAATGAAATTGCATTGGTTGAGATAAGAGATATGCCATATTTATCCTTTTTCTTTAGGATACTTTTGTCCATATACTTATCTAATTCTTCTGGTGGACATAATTCAAAGAAACGATAACCATCTAGGCCATCTTCGCCTTCGATAACACCAGCAGATTTAATCATAATTCTAACATGACCATCAACAGGTCTAGCTTCAATTTGTGAAACTAAATTAGAAGAAGATTTTACTTTTCCTAGATAATAATTTGCCACTTGTAAACATGAGTCTTGGGTCTTGAAATAGATGTCAAAATCATTTGGCAATTCACCTAATAGCATACTAGCAATTGCACCGCCTGTCAAGATATAATTTTCTTTAATTACCTTCTTTAGGTCTTCATTTTCAATAGTCGCTAACCATGTATTAATTTTAGTTTTAATAATTTTGGTTATAGTTTTCTTTTTAAAACCATGATCTAACTTTTCCATATTATATTACCTTTTAAATAAATCTTTCAATGAACCACTAATGAGTTTTCAATTTCGTCTAACTGCCATGCCATTATATGCACTCCATATTAAAAAGGGGCATTCGCGCCCCTTTGGTCTTAACGGGTTGGTTGTGGTGAGTTTTGTAATTGTGGAATTTGAATAAATGGTGTGGAACCACTACCCAAAACTTGGGGCAAAATGCCATTCCATCTTTGAACAGCCTCGAATTGGAGGATTTCAGGGTTTGCCCTTAGTGCCCTACCTTTGGCTTCGATGGCCTTTGCTTCGGCTTCTGATTGGAGCCTAGCAACCTCTGCCGCGCCGGTGGCAACTGCTACAGCCTTTGCAGCCTCTGCCCTTGCCTGTGCTACTTCATTTTCACGTTGCATAGCACGTTGAGTTGCAGCATTCTTTTCATCAATAGATGTTCTAATTGCTTCAGGAACTCTTACTTCTGAAATCATAGCAATAACCACAATTTCAATACCTAGAGATTTTAATTCTTCTTTTACTCGATTTTCAACCCTTTGTAGAAGATCATTTTTACCACGACCATAAATTTCATCTACAGGCATTTTTGAACCTTCTTGAACCAAAGCGTCTCTAACAGTGTTATAAATTGGACCTCGATTAATACCTTCGATACCTAGTCTATAACGTTGGAATAGAGTAGTTACTAGTTCTTCTTTAATTACATATCTAACGCTAACGTCAACACTTAGATTCATACCTTCTACAGATTGAAATCTAACAGCTTCATCATTTGGTGAAGAAGCGCGTCGATCAGCAGTAAATTCAACGTTATTTTCGAATAGAGGGAATGTATATAGTTCTTCATTCCACCATAGCCAATAACGACCGGGACTTAAAACTTGGTTTTGAACGCCACGATCAGAACCATATAGATTTACTTTAACACCAACATTACCAGCAGGAACCTTGGAACATGCCGCCATTGTTAGAGCCATAAAACATAGTAGAAGAAACTTTTTCATTATATATCCTTTCAATTTTTAATGTCATTATAAATGATGTAAATAGCAATAGGAAATGCTATAATACAATATACTATGAAAGCGATAAATTGTTCTGTTGAACCAGAAACCATCATCGGCCCCATAATTGTTAGTGAAATGAATGCTACTGCAAACATAATCACATATTTAACATAATATTTAACCCATGTCATCATAATACCCCGCTTGATACATAAACATAACATACCACATATTTGAATATGCCGTATATAAAGACTCATCATTAACAGAGTCTTTAAAATTAGGATAATCAATATTGGTAATTTTTGAAGAAATCATATCAGCAAAGTCTTTCTTTGTGATATGAATCCTATACGCATAGTCTCTTTCTTCAAGAAAAATAATTTTATTATCAGGAAAATTATCTTTCAGATGATCAATATTTCTTGCCCTTACATAAAGATACTGATTATCTTTTGTATCTTCAACCGCAGACAAAAAACCATTATTTAAACAAATCCACATTTATCCCTCATAGTGTTTCAGTAATGCTTCTTTACGTTGCATAAAATTTGAATGCAACTCTGGCCAATTGTGAATACCAGAAGTCTCAAACGCATTCTTAACAGCATTATGGTCTAGATTCTTCACTCTGTCAAGGGCTTTATATTCCACATGTGGGTCCTGTTGAAATACATGCCCAAATACGTGTGATGATGAGTAATTACTTGAATTAAGTAATGATTTATGTTCTGCTATATCTGGACCATAATCTTTATGGCCACCTTGGGCTCTAAAATTAAATGCTCCACCAGTATCAATAGAATGTAAATCACCTGTTTCTTTATGTCTCATTATATTATCATGCTCTAAACCAACTACGTCCCAATTTTTGGTTAGCACAGCAGCATGATACATGGTAGCAATTTGTTCTCTTTGTTTACCATCTAAATTTTCAAAATGATGTGGTTTCATTCGTTCTAAATTTTCATTATATTTTGTTGAAATCGCATGTTTATCATCATGTTGTTCATATTTTGGATTTAATGTATGTAATCCCATCAAACCATATAACTTTGATGTCAATTCTTCCGTCTTGGCTTGATCTGGATTTTTATAATATTTTACATAATGTTTTTCACCAGTTTCTGTGTCAACATGGATGCCACCATCATTAGACCCCATTTGTGTTCCCGGTAATTTAGCCAATGCCTCTTGAATAATATGTTTAAATTTTTTCATGCTCTTTCCTTAATAAGTATAAATTTAGTGCTTCTTCTTCCACTTGTTTAATATAACTTAAAAACCATGATAAAGGTATCTTATATTTTAAAGATATAGATTTGGCATTGCCATACTCAATTTCATCATATTGAATAGGTAATGCCAAATTATAGCATTCTATACAAGCTTCTATATATTCAGCATAAGCTTCTTCGTATAATTCATTTACCATTTAACGCATCTAGATATCTAGTGACATAATAATAGAAATCTTTTCTATAATCATCTTTAAAAGGAACATAGGTTGGATTTTCCTTAACCATTGCTTCCAATGCTTTTTCTACAACTTCACTGTTTATCTTTTTTAAGTTCGTCATTTATTTTATCTTCCTCTAAAAATATAGCCACAAACGATACCCATAAAAACAATAAAACTAAACAAACTGCAATAATAGGAAATAACATAATTAATGTCATTATAACTACTATTGCAATTATACAAACCGTTGCTAAAAAGGCAGCTTTTAGCAAACCAATAAAATATTTACCCATTTACAGTAATCCTACTAAACCTTTTATAGTAACTAGAAGATCATATCCAATACTTAAAAGATATGCAAGAAATGCAATAAATGGTATAATTAAAGTCCATTTTTTCCATTTTTGAAATGTCTCATTTGACATTAGTAATCACCTTCAACTACTTGAAATACCCTTAAGCCTACATCACGCCAAGCTTGGGTAACATTCTTTCTATCTTCAAAACACATAATTGGATTAAATCCATCCGCCCTAATGTCAACCAACATTTCAGGTTTAACTAATGTATCTGATCTAAAATCGCCGTGTTTCCTCATATAAGGACCATGATACATACCTTTTAAACCAGCAATTTCATCCAACCACTTAATGGTTAATTCTCTGTTTTCTTCTCCCCTAGCAGTTGCTATGATTAATCTACAACCAGAAGAATGAAGCATTTTAACTACATTTAATACATCTTCAATTGGTGCATCATATAAAGTTGCTTCATGAAATTTATCCCAATTTTTAGGTTGGCCGGGAGTTATAATATGATGAATTCTATGTTCACAATCCGCAATAGTTCCATCAATATCAACTATAATATCGTACATTATTATTCCTTAACTTATTGTTATTACTGAACCAACCCTGAATGAACGCCATGCTTGCTTATCCATATCCCAACAAACAACAACATCATCATTTTTCTTTTTGGTTGTTTCAATATCTACTTTATCTTCTTTAATTTCTGGTAAATGTTCTGCTAACAGAGTAGCTTTCATTTCTCTTTCTTCACCATTTGTTTTCATAAACAAAACTGTGACAATACCATTGCGTAGCTTATTTACTATTTCTTCTTTAGTTAGTTTTACTTCTGGTTCCATAATTAAATTCCTTTACATGAACAATTTTCTTTACATTCACATTGGGCTTGATACAATTCAACAAAATTTGTATAACCACCAATAAATTTACCATCAACTACAACTACAGGAAATGTTTTAGCATTTGGATATAACTCTAACAATTCTTCTCTAGTAAAATCGACAGTTAATTTTAGTTCTGTATATTCTTGTTTCTTTGCTTCTAAATATTTTTTAAGTTTTGCACAGTAATCACAATTATCTCTACTGTAATATGTTACTCTCATTTATACTTCCTATTTCTGTTAGTAATTTTCTTCTTATTGCTTTTGCAAAATCATTAAAATCTTGAATAATGACTGCAAATGAGCCGGGACCATAAATCACATTTTGTTCATACCATGTGCCTACATCAGCTTCGGCATCTATAATAGGCAATGCATTAATTTGCACTCCCATTGATTTTAATATAACTCTGATAGAGTGGATTCCTTGAACAGCAGTGAGGCCAGTATCTTTACCATCACCTGAAATGTCTATTACCTTTTTATCAGCTTCAAAAGGTAAATTACCCATTATTTCTAAACTTTTAGTTAGCAGTCCTAAAACTGAAGTATCCCATGAAAATTTTCTTTCAATTGATCTAACATATTTGGCAAAATCATCGGCCTCTTGATCAGAGGATATAATAAACCATTCTGATATCCATTGTTGGTTTATTGAAGACCATTGGACATACATCACTGCGATTTTTTTATAATATCCGTTTCTGATAGCCCGTTTAATTTCTTCTGATTCAAATGCTTGTGCTATTCCTTCAACTTGAAGGTTATAACTAGGAATACTAACGGAACCAGATACATCAGTAGCTAATATAATTGCTACATCTACACTAGGTTTTTCAGCTTTTGCTACGGTAATCATTAATATGAAAAACAATGATAATATAGCGAAAAAAACAGATAAATATTTTTTCATATTATGTCTCTTGGTGTGGTGGAGTTTTTGATATATTATAGACGTTAGGATCGAATACATTTATTGTTTTCTTTTCACAAACATATGTTAAGAATAGCCCTTCATCCATATATTCCATTGTTAAATGGGTAGTTGCATTTTCTAACATTTTTATACACATTTCTTGATTATATATGGCACCTTTAACTATTGTTCCATCAGAACCATGAACATAAAATGGAGAATGTGTTTCAGTTCTTAAAATATCTCTGAAACGACCATCAGTACCACAATAAAACTCATCTTCTTTAATTTCTGACAAAACTCTAATT